GCCATTGTTCTCGGCGCAGAACACAGCTAAAGCTGTGTTCTGGTAGAGACCCCACCAACCCCAGCTCAAAGAAGCCAAAGTCCCAGATCCCAATGACCTGGAAACGATGGCTCCGAAGAGCTCGCCAGTTTGCCTCCGAAGGGGAGACAAACGGACGGGGTCGGTTGAGCAGGCATCTCTACGAGGTAGAGGCTGCTCTTAGAGGAGGCGGAATCAAACGAGAGAGACTTCGCGTAGTTGAAACGCACTATCTTGCAATCCGAACGGCTTGGGTTCTCAAGTTCGGCAACCCCACTGAAAGGGGAAGCCGGAACCAAGCCAGGGTTGCAAGATTTGGGTCGTTTCTGACCAGCTGCATCCGAGAGGGACCTAAGCCCCTTAAGGAATTCTCTCACGTCGTTCGTAAATGGTCACTGGAAAATCCGCGGTTACCACAGAAGGTCGCTAGGAAAGCATTCCTAGCGTCGACTGTGGCCCGTTCAGTCGGATGGACAGTGACCAATGAACAACTTGAAACCGCATGTTTGGAGGCGAAGGGTAGGTGGCTCAGCAGCGCGAAGTGGGATTTGACACTCCTACGTCAACTCGATAGCTACATCGAGCAGTTGCCGCTTGAGTCCTACACCTTCGATGGAGAGACGATCGACCCTCTCCCGTCGCAATCTGCGTGCCTAAGCCACTCCCGAAGGAGGGGCGGTTGCACTGCAGCGCTAAGGGAGAGAAGGATCGAACGACTCCTTGCGAAAGCCAGTGAGATAGAGGCACTTCAGGAGCCCAGTTGGGCAGAGATTGTGGATCCCGACGCATTTCCAGCGCACAGGGTCGAAGGCATCATGGATGCCTTTGACCAAGCGGTAGATTTGCTAGAGAACCCTCAGATCCCTGCATGGGAACACATCCGAAGTGCATATCTGGAAACTGACGAACCGCAGGAGCTACGACCCCACGCCATTGCTGAAATGGGTGGGAAGATCCGTGTCGTAACTCTCCATCCCGCTGAGGAAGTTCACTGTGCACGCACGATAACGAGGCTCTGGCTAAGAGCCCTACGTCGGTGCGTAGTCACACGAGACATGCTGACAGGTCAGGAGGTCCGGATTCAATGTCAGAGTAGAGGCTCAAAACTCTACTCAGCCGACTTGAAAGCCGCGACCGATTACATACCTCACGATCTCGCCAAACACACAGCCTTGAAGCTGTGCGAACGTTTGGGTCGATCGGAGGATGTCCCTATTGTCGAACGTCTCTTCTCACCTAAGATGCTCCCTGATGGTACCCTCACGCAAAGAGGTGTACACATGGGACTTGGGCCATCTTGGGTGATACTGAGCATCCTCAATGGATTTGCCGCTTGGTATGCAGGTGCACGTAAAGACACGTACGCCGTCTGTGGTGATGATCTCATCGGGTTCTGGCCAAGAACCGTCGTAGAGAACTACGCACAGACCCTTGAAAGACTTGCTCTGGTGGTGAACCGAGAGAAGTCATTCTTCGGAAGGCGGGGCGTCTTTTGCGAGAGACTTGTGGAAATTCGCGGTTATGAGGCTGTGGCCAAAGATCAGGGCCATCTATCCTCATGCACCGCCGCGAAGTTCCTTGCGCACAAGACTTCACATGCACTAGCTGTCGCTGACTCACT